AAGTTTAATGTCTACAGCATTGATTTCATCAAGAAAAGTATTCAGTTTACGTTTACCCGCATCTTTAAATTCTTTGAGTTTTTCTTCAGGTTTACGCAGTGTTTTTTGTACACTTTGTTCTTCATTAAATTGGATGATTGTTGTACCTTTGACACTAAGTCCCGAACCTTCTCTTTCGGCGCCGAGAGGATCAATAACCTTGGCTACATATTTTCCAATCTTTCTCGTCTTTGTATTGAACACCCAAAGTTCGTTACAACCTATAATCTCAATAGGATTGATACTTGCTAATTGGAACTTGTCGTCATTAACAGCATATTTTAATTTTGCAATTAATTTTTCCTTTGAACGAGGCTGTTTCTTACGTGGTTTACGCATTGCTTTTGCTGTGTTAATAACAACATCTAAAGCACCTATGTATAGTTCTAATGCTTGTACTTTTTTCTTAATATCAGTTTTACTAAAGATACCATATCCTTCCTTTAATTGAGATACGTAATCCTTTTCTTGATCAGTAGCATCTGCTTTTAATTTTGGAGGATCAAGTACTTCTTTTAGTTCATTAATTTCAGGTTGATAATAATCTTTAATCTTACGTGCATGAGCCTGTGTAAGTTTTACATCATAGAAATGCTTTTTAAAGTCAAACCCTTTTGGATTAAACTGTGCGGGTTCTTCAAGCCAACTGTCTAACCAAGCCTGTGGCTTTTCATCCATTAGCCAAGCCTGTGTTGTAATTCTTTCCTGGATTGTAGGAACATGAACATTTTCTTTTTTAGATTCTTCTTTTCTCTTTGCTTCTTCCTCGGCTTCGGCAAATGCATCTGCTTTATACTTTAGTTCTTCAAGATACTTGTTGATTGTTTCACTTAATGGTTTCGGAGTGCCCATTGTTCCGGGAAGGTCTTCCCAGTACTTGTTATATTTTTCATTAACATCTGGCCTACCTAATAAAGCCATACGACATATTCCACCAACTGTGCTATGGAACCTACTTTCTGGGATCTTGGCAAATCTATTTGTTTCTTTGGCCCAAGTGTCATTGGATCGCATATATTCTAATGTCCAACTTTTAAAGTCGGCAGACTTGCAGTCTAATCTATAGTAGTCTAATGCGGCATGGATTCTACGACCAAAGTCTTGTGGATCTAAATTTTCCGAATCGTTCCATTGAGGTTCTTGTTTAGATACCTTTGGTGCTCTTACTACTTTGCGTTTTTTACGAGGGGCTGTCAAAGCCATTCCTAATCTCCTTGAAGTTTTAACTATTATATATTAAAAAAATAAAAAGTCAACTAAAAATGGCTTCGAAGTTTAGTTTTGTACAATTTTAGAAAACAAATTTTTAATTTGTTCCTTGTTTCTTGCTAACTGATCTTTGCCGTCTTGCCAGTTTTTTGCTTGATATTCTTTGATATCATTCCATTCGTTTACTACCCAACTCTTTACTTTTACGTCGATTGGTTGTTTAACTTCTTCTGCACCTACTTTTGTAACTAACAGTACAAAAAGAATAGTAATTGAAATAACTATTGCTGTTATTGTTTTTGCTGTCATACTTTTATTTTACCTCCTCTCAATTTAAATTCCCTTTTTAAAAACCATTTGTTTTTATGAAAGTATTCTTTTAATTCATATTCTGTAACTGCTTTGTGTGTCCACGATAACACTTCGTCTTTATGTTTAAACCACATCTCTGAAACAAAGTCTCTCCAGGGATTTGGTTTAAAGTTAAAAGTGTAGTTACATTCTGTATGATTTTGATTCTCTTCCACTTTGTTTATTTCTCCGTGTTACCTCAGTCTTTCCGTCGGCGATATAATACTGGATGATTTCCCAGTCACTATCTTTGTTTTTCTTTTTAGGCTTGCTCTTTTTCTTTTTTTGCATAATCCTCTTTCTTAGGTACAAGAAATTCATTAATTCCAATAACTTTAACATAGGCTGAGATTGTATCAATGTACCTATCAATGTATGGTTGTTGCCTATAAGGCATCCAAGGTTTTCCATCTTGTAAGCCTGTATAATCATATTGGAATCTGTAGCATAATCTACCATCGGTACTACCCTGTCTACGATGTTGGGTAATACTGTTATCAAACAAACATAAATCCTTATCTTGTTGATACCAATGGTCGTAAATATATTCTGGTTTACAGAGGTCTTCTCTAATCTTTGTAAGCAATACATCTGCTTCGTGCTGACTCATGCCTTTGATACCAGTCACTGTATTAAAACTGTAGTGTAATCCGGTGTGTCCGCCTGGAGAAGTAATTACCATAGGAATTTCTTCGTCCTTGTGTGGAGCCATATTTTTGTACATAACATTATCTTGAATATCACGTAGTCCTGGATTGATCTTGCCTGGAGTGAAATTGTGAATACAAATCATTTCATCTAACTCACTACGAAAACTCTCTGAAACACTTTCGTAGTAATCCACAGTAGTTAAAAAGCCTGTAGAACTTTCGGTAGTACCTTTCCAACCTAACAGTGCAACACCCGGACTAAATGCAATGTTACCACTTTCATTACTATGCCATAGTAGTTCACCTTCAGCAAACATACCCAACGGCTTGCCGTCTGGAGTTTTTTCTCCGGATACTTTAATAATATCTGCTTGTTCTTTGTTATTCCATTCTTTTACACGAATAAATTCTTCAAGACACATACGATCTTCAACTGACCATAAAGGATCTGACAGTGCCGTTTGTGCTCTACCGTCCCAATGAGGATATCTTTCTCTAAAAATTGCATAGGTACTAAATCTATCTCTACCCCATTTTTTCATAAAACGAGTATAGTGAGATACATCTTCAAAGTTTGTACCTCTAATAATGGTAACTAATTCTTTAAGATGGATCTTACCAATCTCCATCCATTCTTCATCGGTGATATTGTTAAAATCAACATCGTCAATGAATACTCCAAACCTACCACAACCGGGAATTTTAGTTATCTTCATTTTTATCTCCTTTATTTTTATCTTCTTGTTCCATAGCATGAAACCAACCCATGAAGAATATCACAGTAATAATCATACCTATTACAAATAGACCTATACCTGCACCTACTGTCATTAGATTTTCTCTCCGGCTTCAAATCCTCGGAAGGTTTTAAACCTTGGGAAACGCAAACTGTAAGTTCCGTCTTGGTTTTGTGTTACTGCATCTGCTCTTACTTCAACAATACGTCCAGGAAGACTGCCGCGATCATTCCAAAAACTATCACGATCGCTGTCGCTAAACCCACTACCAACATTAACTTTGATAGCCTTTCCGTCATCGATGCCTTCACAAACCAATGCACCCAATTTTCCTTCATTTCGTCCTGTTCCTTCTTCAACATCTTTAATCTCCAGTGATACCTCAATAAATGGTTTCATCTTTAACCAACTATGAGATCGTTTACATTCATAAGGAGCATCAACGTCCTTAATCATAACTCCTTCGTAACCACCGTCTACAGCCGCTTTATTTAGGTCTACAAAGCGTTTTTCTCCTTCAGGAGTACTTAGGTCTACCTCTTCCCAGTCCAACGCTTGTACGTGCTTTAAAACGCTACTATGCTGGTCTACCCAAGCCTTAACTGCTTGACTTCTAAACGATTGTGGTTTGTCCCAACCACCTGCCAAAAACTTATCCAAAGGACACATATCAAATAAATGGAGTACTGCATCTGTGGCATTGCCTCCGCTCTTTCTATGTACCTGTTTCATTAGGTCTTGGAAGTTAGCACTCATTACTTCGCCGTCCAAAACCAAATCATATGGTGATGGGTTATCTTTTAATACTGTTTCAATTTCTTCAATGATGTGTCCAAAGTTATGAAACTGTTTACCGTTACGGCTAAACGTTTCTACTTTACCATTCTTGCATACTGCAAGAACTCTAACACCGTCAAGTTTAACTTCTACCTGTTTCTTACCAGTCATCTTCTTTTCATGGTTAGCACTATCATGTGCAAGTTGGCAAGTAAACACAGGAACTTCATATTGTGGAAATTTCTTAGCAATTTTGTTTACTGTCTTTTCACTTACACCACAACGTAAGTCTTTGATTAAAATTCTTCTGTAAAAACCATTCCACTGTTCTGCTGTTGCAATGCCCATAGTCAATTCAATAGCATCACGAGCCGCGTGTCCTGTTAGTTCTCTGGCTTCTAGTTTATTAGCAAGTTCTTTAAACACATTCCAAGAAAGTCCTTGTGCAGATAGTACTTCGTTCTCTGCTTTTTCAGGAACTTGTTTAACACCAAATGTAACAAGAGGATCAAGACACATACGAACTCCTTCAAAAAATTCGTCTAGTCCTTCTTCCATTGCTGTTTTGATAATTGCTTCTTTGCCTAAACGTGAATTGTCTGCTTCTAGTTTAGCAATAATTTCTTGTGGTTGTGTTCTCATGCCATTGCCCTCTCAACTTGTTTTACAATAGATTTAGAATGTTTGCAATACCCATGGTATCCAAAGCCTGCACAATCGCAGTTAAATCCACGATCATGTAGTGTGACGGAATACTCATTTCCTTTACTCCCTTGTACTGGCCAAACAATTCCTACCATCCAATGATTTTTAGGATTGAATGCTGTAGGTTTTAAAAATTTAGGTGCGTATTTTTTCATGTCTGCCTCAGTGTATTGCCTTATTAATAGTTATATTATATAGAGTATTGGTTTAAAAGTCAAGAGATTTCTTGCCAAAAAAATAGGGCCAAACGGCCCTATCTTTTAAATCTTATACTAGAATTTGTATTTGATACTTGCTAGTACTTGATTATTATAGTCGGTATGAGCACCATTTATAATGCTTCGTTTTTCTTTATCGTGTAGATAAAGACCCATTTCCAAACCATCTTGTTTATCAGGACGTTTTGAAGGGTCATACTTTTGGTAAATGTTGTAAACAATACCGTAGTAGTTACCATCGTAACCTAGATCATCGTTTTCAGTTCTATGTGCTGTAACATATAAATTTTGATTTACATTATACATCACACCATAGTCTAGTCGATCATCCTTTGTGTATGCACCTGTGTTCTTGTCGTCCCACAATTCAACACCCCAAACTAAAGGAGCACCAAATCTGTGTAAACTACCACCGATTGAATAACCTTCTTGATCGCCTTTTCCTGATTCTTCAGGAGCAGTGATACGCATATAAGATACATCTGCATAACCCATTAGGCTGATAGTACCTGTTGCATAACCTACGTTACCATCGTTATCCCAACCAAGTGCAATACCCCAAGGAGTTTCCTTTTTAAGTCTGTAACTATCAAAGTCAAACTCGTTGTCATACTGCCAACCACCAAATGTTAACACAGTCTTTTCTCTGTGATCAATACGATAGTTTGTTTCTGTATAGATTAGTGGAACTGAAATTTTAGGAGTCTTTGCAAATCCCATTCTTTGTGCGTCAGTTTCACCAATATAAAAACGTGCTATATCATTACCAAATCCAAGTTGTTTTTCTTGTACAGTATTGTTAAGTGATGTATCTAATGAATAATGTGTATCATAAGTCATTGACGCACCCACCCAATCAACTGAAAGAGTTTCTGGAACATTTGTAGAAATACCTAATTGTAATTCAGCACGTGAATCCCAACCCGAATCATAAGTTTTGTCGTCATAGTATCCTTCTACCTCACCATTAACAAAAAAGCCATTTGGTAAGTTTGGAGCACTATTCTCAAGGGCAGTAACTCTGTCCTCAAGTGTTTTTTCGTTAGCCAATACACCTGTTGTTAATCCAAACAGAACGGCCAACATAATTGTTAGTTTTTTCATTTTATTTTTACTTCCTTTTATTATCGCGATAAAAAAAGACACATCGATGTGTCTTCAAGTTTATTTATTGCACTAAATGAGTGCAATAATTAATTCTGGATTCTAATCCCACAAATTTTCGTAGTACTTGCCAAAAAGTCGGAAGCCATTTGAAATGCGTTCTTCATATTTCTTGCGTCCTTCCCAGTCATACACTCTAGTATGCTTGGGTCCTTCAACCATTTGGTAATTGCCATCTTCCAGTTTCTTCCACTGTAGATCCGTTTCACCTGTTTCAAACTGATCTTCCCAACCATCGTTAACCTTGCTGTCAAACGCAAAGATCATTTCGTCAAGCACCCAATCCCAGCGTTCAAAGTGTGTGCTATCAGTTTCTCCGTTGTCTTTCTGCTTCTTGGTCTGCTTCTTAGGCTGTAGTTCTTTAGGCACATCCTTAGGATCAACATAAGGAGCACCGTGTTTAGTTTCTTTAAGTTGTTTAAGCATAGGCAATACAATGTAAGCAAGGGTATGATCCATGCTCCAAGTATCCCAACGATCAATACGTACTTTTACCTTTTGCACTCGCCTATCAAGGAATAGATTGATGGTGCAGTTGTAAATTGATTGTATGATATCTTCCGCTTTTTCACGCCAGGCTTCTGCAAAAGGTTGTGCTTTGACTCTTAAACCTTTTTGTTTGTATTCGGGCCAATTTACATAACCATATTTTTTATTCATATAGTTTGTATACAAATTACAGATTGCTCTGTTTGGATAGGGTCCAATCTTAATTTTCATATTTCACTACCTTTACATTAGTTTCCTTGCCCTTAAGGCGCCACACAGTTGCAGCCTGTTCTGCCTGTTCAAAGGTTTCGTATAGTTCGGGCATTAGATCCCAGCAGTTATCCGTTTGCTCGGTAACATAGATCCAGTCACCATCACCCATCCGTATCTTAATCGCCCACTTATCACTCATAACTCCATTCCTTAATGGGTTCGAAACTTTCCGCAGGATCCATCATGTCATACTTGCGTGGATAGTGCTTGAGTAGGCTGCTTGCCTGCCTGCGGACTTCACTGGGCACCCGTGGATACTTCTTGGGATCTCGTAGGTCCATTAGGAATCGTTCTACATTCAATACCGCATTGGTTCTTTCAAATGGTAGTGTCATCTGCCCACCTTATCCTTTTTCCGTAGTGTGTTTCAAACTGTTCTATAAGTTCATTATACGACAAAAGTTCTTCTGTTGTCAAGTCCCACAGGTAGTCGCTGAGTGCATTCCAGTCTTCGCCGTGCATAGGTGCAACACTGTATTCGTCCCATCCGTCGTAACCTGATTTGCTGTCATCACGAATGTCAATGCGTCCGGCTGAGTATCGAATAGTTGGAGTTACACCATCGGCTTCAAGTAGTCCGCGCTTTTCATACCAGTGAAGATTAATTGGTCCCATCCAGTTGGTGCTGTAGGTAATCATACCTGTGGATCACTCCCGGGATAGTAATAGTTGGCAACCATGTTGGTTAGTTCCTCTCCATAGTCCTTGATGAACTCTCCATTCTTAATCTTATAGAATTCGTATCCATAGCCACGTGCATAAACACGACCTCCATCGATCATCGCACCATTATCAAAATGCTTGTAGTCGTGGTGGCTCTGGCTGTAGTAGTGGCGACCGTCGGGTCCTACCACCATTGCAAAATCCAGGGTTTCGATTATGTCCGCATTACAGATCATAAGATGATCTCTAATGATATTGTGATACAGGCCAAAATAACGATTACCAAACTCAGGATGTGGCGTTTCTCTATAAAACACATCAACAGGGCTATCACTAGCAGTAAGATCTGAAGTGCAAACATACTTTACTGGAACTCCGTCCTTCTTGGTATAGTGTTCAACAATTTTATCCGTATCAAAAATTGGGCTGTGATGTATGTTCATGTTCGTACTCCACTTAGTCCAGCTACAAACTTATATTGATCCCATGCTTTTTCTAAAGCAGGAATTTTTTTCATTTCATCTTCTGGCACAAAACATTCTAACCAGTAGTAGGGCAAGCGAGAAGGATGAACACCAAACTGCCGCGGCTGATGAATTTTACCATCATCGTAAAGATTAATTAATAATTGGCGCATACCTTCTTCGCAATCTTCTAATCCTGCCCATTCAGGATTGCTCAATCCACCGTACAAGTAACCGTCCCATACTGCTTTCCAATGTGAATCATTGTGCGGGTCTAGGTCTGTGCGAGCAATAATAACCAGCACATCGTTTTCTTCTACATGACCTTCCCAAATGTCACGAATACACCTGCTAAGGCTCAGGCCGATTTTCATATAATACCTTCCTTAAACTAAATCTTTTGCTAGTGGAAAAATTTCCGCGATAACTTTTGCACAGGCGTGTGCAATTTCCATGTGTTCTTTTTGTGTGCCATTTGCACCACGTAACTCGATATAATGAATCCAACTACGAAGTGTACCATTCATATACAATCGTGTTTTAGTAAGTCCTTCCGGAAGTACTTTACGTGCTTGTTCTTTTGCAATGCCTCGTTCTAATGCCCAATTATAAACTTCTTTTGAAAGATCAATAATTCTTTTCTGTTGCTGTTCCCAGTGTGTTTGAATTAAAACATCATCTGTCTCGATTGAGTTTTGTCTGTTCTTTTCATCCTGTAGTCTTGCTTCGGATAGTTCAAACATATCTCCCATATCTTCAGGATTAGCATAACGCTGACTGAATTCTTGGAAACTAAAACTGCGATGACGCACAATTTGATGTGCAATATCACGTGTGGTGTTAATTTCCAAACAAGCACTAACCATCTCAAGTGGTGACCAGTGTGCGTGTTTGATCAAATACTTGATAAGTTTCTCTGATGTTTCCTTGTTCATTTGATTGCTAGGATTAGAAACTCTTGCACAATAGGCAATCAGTTCTTGGCAGTTATCAAGACCGGTTCCTTGTGGTGCTGTGCTGTGTGAAATAAGTTTTACATCAGTAGTCATTCTTCTTTAATTCCTTTCAATCGTCTAATTCTGTATTCCAACCAACCAATGGCTGTACTAATGTGTCCTGTGTCCTGTGGCCGTAATTGATTCTTTGCATATTCGATTTCGTCTTGGAGAACATCAATTCTTATGATGTCTCTAAACAATCTATTCTTGTCCTTAGAAATTCGGGCCTTCGTCCTCGTCCTCGTCATTGATTTCGCATAACCTTTCCAAATGCTTGTAATGCTCATATGCTTTCCGCAACGCTTCAAATTTTTCCAGTTTCTTAGGATCCGGTTGTAGGATCGCCATACGCTTTTCCATTGTGTCCATGAAGGTCTTTAGGCTTCTATCACCAATCTTGATGTCTGCATCTTCTGGAACGTTGATATCACTATTATAAGACCAGTCGTTGTCTAACCCCGAAGAGTTAATAGTGAACGTTCCTGAATCGATATTAGATACGTAGTCGTCCATGCTACCATCATGGTCACCTACGGTGACGGTGCTTGTAGTTGTAGCACCGCCACTGTATGTGTAACTCGGATCAAGCGTAATTGTATACTGCTTGTCATCGTCCATTTAGCCACCCATCTTTTCTGCTTTACGTGCATTCTTAGTTTCGGTGATTTCGTTTCTGCGCACCTTGATAGCCTTAGCCATTTCCTGCAGAGCCTTACGAGCTCTGGTACCGGCTGCGCCATTACCTGATTCAAATTTTTCATCTTCAGCAAGAAATACTTCCATTGCTGCTTTGATTGCTTCTGTGTTTGACATATTTGATTCCTCTCAAAAAAGAAAGTTTTTTCGAACTTTCAACTATTATATAAGCCGCAAATGCAAAAGTCAACCTTAATAGTGGTTAAATACGCATATAATGAATGATTTTACAAACATACCTTACCAAAATATTGTAAAGTTTGGACAAAAAAGTATGCTTAATCGTCCATTGTTCAACGTAAGTTGGATACTAGGAAGATTTTGCAATTACAAATGTAGTTACTGTTGGCCGTATGCCAACACGGATAAACCTGACTATTATGATCTTGAACTGTACAAAAACACTATCAATGAAATAAAATCACAAGCAAGGCAGAATGGATTTACAGAATTTCATTTTAGTTTTAGTGGAGGTGAGCCAACTGCATACAAGCAGTTCGGTGAATTGGTTGAACATTATGCTAATGACAACAAAGCCGAATATCAAAGCATACATTTAACAACTAATCTAAGTCCGGGAAGTAAATGGTGGAGTAAGTTTATTGATGCAACTAGTCATCTAACAAGAAGAAGTATTACTGCAAGTTATCATTCTGAGTTCGCTAAAGAACAAGAGTTTGGCGACAAGTGTTTGCAACTTATGTCAGGAAATGTTTTTGTAACAATTAACCAAGTAATGGTGCCTGAAAGATTTGATGAATATTATGAACGCTGTCAACGGTTTGCGGAACGTGGAATAAATGTTACACTAAAACCACAAAGTGATCCAACCGCTAGTTTTATTGTCGATGGGTATACCAAAGAGCAAATTGATATACTACAAAAAGGTTTCCCGCAGCAAATAAATGGTGAAGAATTGTTAAATGTAGAGATGCATGACGATAAAGGTAAGATTTACTTTTTGGATCAAGCAGAACGTTTTAATGCTTTTGGATTTAATAAATTCAAAGATTGGTCATGCACAGCAGGGTATCAAAGCTGCGTTATAAGGGGTGGTGAAATAAAAAGAGCATATAGTTGTAGCGAAGCCCCTTTAGGTACGCTACAAGACGGTTTTACGCTGTTTAAGACGCCTTTTAAATGCGTTACTGATACTTGTGTTAGTTCAGCAGACAGCAAATTACCAAAGGAACGAGTATGAAAGAAGTTTTGCTAGACAAAATTACAAATTGGACACAAGAGTCAGCAGATGCGTTCTATGATTATAAATTGGTAAACTGTGGTGAATCTAAAAAATATATTTGGCAAGAAGACAGCCAAGGTATGTTCCTTGTAAAAGATACTGCGGCATTTTATTTTAATACCAATGGTACAATTTACAAAATAACAAAATGGTCTGATGATCAAGAATGGAAAAACTTTCAAGAACTTTTTGAAAACAATACAGACTTATTGCTAGAAAAACCGATACACTTTGAAAAAATAAATGATGAGTTTAATTACACAGTTGTTGAACGTCCTGGTGGAACACTAGGAACAACATTTTTTGAATTGTTTTTATCAGAGAAAATTGATAATGACATAATAAACAAATTTATTGATAGTGTTAGTTTGCTTATTTCACGTATGCCAGAAACCTGTCCGTTACCACCAAAGCCAGTTTTAATAAACAATAATATTTGTTGGACGGATTTCAAATATTGGAAATATACAAAACAAGAATTTATTCAACATTTCTCTGCAATGCTAGAACGTATTAGTGATAGCAAAACACTTTTAAACAAGGCTAAAGAACAATGGACTATATAATTTATAGAATGTTCAAAGATAACAAACTGCACTATGAAGGTAAGTGTCCTTTATTTTTGTTTTTTGGTATTGCACCTTTGGAGCCCATTGATGCTAACGATGTTTATGATTATATGGAAATAGAGTACAAAGGTAAAACTATAACCTATAATAAAGAAACATTTGATCAGGTTTGGAAATTTTAATGATTAATCTATCTCAAAATGTTTGTTATGATAAAAATCTAAATTTTAGTTTAGATTACAATTCTTATGGTATGCATAGTAAGTGCTTAGAAATTTTAAAAAATCACTATGACTGTGAGGATATTGATATAGGATATGGAATCAGTGAACTAACCTCAAGAATAATGTTTTTTATTAAACAACAAGGACTAAGTTTAACAATATGCAACAACGCATGGAGCGGCTTTCAAGAAATAAAAGAAGCCATGGAGATACCAACAGGTGAAGATATATTTTACCTAGTCAATCCCAACGGCATTGACGGAACACAGTTATTGAAAGAAGAAGTAATAGAACTATCTAAAAAATACAGATATCTTATTGTAGATGAAGCGTATGGTGACTTTTTTGATAATTCAATTATTGAATGCCGTACAGATAATATGATTGTTCTAAAGACAATGTCAAAAAGTATAGCAAGTCCAGGTGCAAGATTTGGTTGGTGTTTTGCTCCTAAGGAAGTTATCAAAATAACATCTAGAATTAGACCAAGAAGTTCAGTAGTTGGCGGAATGGAATTACAATTAAAATTGATGTTAGATGAAATACCTAACCATGTAACTCGTATGCTTGAAACTAGAAATTTCTTAGAGAAAAATTATAACTGCACTAAATCTTATGGAAATTATGTGTTGTTCAATGAGCCTAACAAGTATACAGATAAATTTATTTGTAAGAAAATAGATAACTGTTATAGAATGGCATTAGTAGATATGGAAACATTAAATGAATTCTAATGAACTTAGACAGATACAATCCGAAGGTGCAGTAGACTTATTAACAACTCTTCGAACTGTTGAAATAAATGCTGTTGACATTTGTAATCGTTCCTGTGAGTTTTGCCCGCAAAGTCAAGGATACAAACCTAAGAAAGGTTTTTTTAATTTAGATCTTATTCGTAAGATTTCAAATGATCTTAATGATATAAATTACAATGGTAGAATTTCTTTCACTGGTTTTGGTGAACCGTTACTGTACAAAAATTTGACAGAAGCTATGTCAATTATAAAGAATACTGTAACAAATCTTAAATGGTTAGAAATAGTTACAAATGCAGATTATTTGGATAGAGAAAAAGCACTAGAACTAGATAGTGCAGGTTGTACCAATGTAACCGTTAGTATGTATGACGGAGACATATCTTCTAATATATTAGAATATTTTGATAACACTGATATTCAATTGACATTCAAACATCAGTATGATGGGTTCATGGTAGTTAATAGAAACGAAATAGTAGCCAAAGAACAGGATTTAGATATTACACGATCTTGCTATTTGCCTTTTTATAAAATGATGATCGATATAGACGGTCATGTGTTAGTCTGTGCAAATGATTGGGCACGTTCGGGTATTGTTGGAAATGTCTGTAATGATAGTATTAAAGACATTTGGATCGGTGAACCTTTAAATTTTTATAGACAACAATTAGAAAATGGGAAAAGAAAAAACTGTACTCCTTGTAAGTTTTGTGATATCAAAGGAACAATACACGGTATTGACAGTGTGTTAGCCTGGAATGCCCATTATAAAAATAAGGTAAGTTAAATACTACGTTATGTATTTGTCATGGAACTTTAGAATTAAAGCTATTCAAGCCTTGTGTTTTATTGGTGGACCACTCGTTCTAATTTTCAATTGGAACCCTTGGTACTTCATTGGAGCATGGCTTTGGTATTGGTTTGCAGGACATATGGGAGTAAGTGTAGGATTACACAGATGCTTTTCTCATAGATCTTGGGAGCCTAGAAATAAAATTATTGCAGCAGTTGTACATTTCTTTGCTGTTATAAGTGTAGTTGGTTCAAGCATTACTTGGACAGGAACACACAGGTTACATCATAAATTTGTAGATACTGCTAAAGATCCTCATAATGTTGAAGACAAAGATCTTTGGACTAGAATTAAGTATTGGTTCAATTACTGGCCTAGTCATAGAGTTGAGGTTAATGTTGTAAAAGATCTATTAGTAGATCCTATGCACAAATGGTTTCATAGAAACTATTTTTATATTTTATTTGGATGGATGGCGTTGTTAGCACTAATTAGCGTTGACCTATTTTTGTACGGTTTTGTTGTTAGCACTATGCTAACACTGCACACAATTAGTTGGATCACAGTTGGTGCTCACATTTTTGGCAAAGACGAACATAATGTTGACAGCTCAAAGAATACATGGCTTATGGGAACATATATGTGGGGAGAAGGTTGGCATAACAATCATCACACTAAGCCATGGTCATATGAATTTGGGTGGAACAACAAACAACCGGACATTGGTAAATGGGTAATTAAATTATTAGCAAAACCAGAAAGTTTACATTCTGCTTCTGCACTTAAACCAGGTACAAATTAAAATGCAAGAAAGAGTAAAAAAATACATCGAAGAATTAAAAGAAAAAACAGGAACTAAAACCTTTTGTGTTTTGCCTTGGATTCATGTTGCGACCAGACCTAATGGTGATGCTAGGTTATGCTGCGGTTCAAACGCCAGCCAAGCAACCAAGGGTGTAATGGATGCAGGAAATATTAAAAAAGAAAATGGTTTACCTGCGAACTTCGGTAAAGAAAATTTATATAGTGCATTTAATAACGAGTATATGCGAAACGTTAGAAACACAATGCTGTCAGGAGATATTCCTGCTAGTTGTGCTAAGTGTTTTGAAGAAGAAGGCAATGGAATGATTAGTAAGCGACTCTGGGAAACTTATTTCTGGGAGAAAGCAGAAAACATTGACATTGCAAATCTAGTTACTGAAACTGAAGAAGATGGTACTATTCCTGTTAATGTTCCTTATCTAGATTTAAGGTTAGGACATACTTGTAATCTTAAGTGTGTAATGTGTACTCCTAACGATAGTTCACGTTGGATGCAAGATTATGATAAACTAATTGCATCTACAAATAACCCAACTATTCGACAACAAGTAAATTTTGACAAGAAAGCATTTAATAACACATGGTACGAAAGACCTGAGTTATGGGATGAAATATTTGAACAGATTCCAAATATGCGTCAGCTTTACTTTGCAGGCGGTGAGCCTTTAATGATCAAAGAGCATCGTAGACTATTAGAAGAAGTAGTTAAAAGAGGTTACGCAGATCAAATTACTCTAAGATATAATTCTAACGGAACACTTGTTGAAGACTGGGTATTGGATTTATGGAAACATTTCAAACTAGTTAAGTTTGGTTTTAGTATTGATGCCACAGAAGATAGAAACAACTATATTAGATTTCCAACACAATGGCAAACTATTGTAGATACACTACATAGACTAGACAACACTCCTGATAACATTATTTGTAGTATTGCTTGTGCTGTACAAATTTTTAATATTTTCCATGTAACAGAATTTGCTAAATGGGTAATAGGACAGAAGTTTAAGAAAATTAATAAAAGTGTGTTCGACGATGTCGAAACAGGTGGCGGGATTATTAGTATGCACCTGTTATATATTCCAACATTCTTAAGTGCTAGATTACTTCCTAAAGAAGATAAAGTTAAACTAAGAGAACATTTTATGGAATTTAAACAATGGCTTTGGGATAACTATCGACAAGATGATGATTTCTGGGAAAAGAATCCTAATGGTTGGAAACGTTGGGAAGGAATACTAAGTTTCGTTGAAGCAGAGGATCATAGTCATTTAATACCAACATTCAAAGAATATGTCAATAGACTAGATTCAATCAGAGGAATGGATGCTAAAAAAGTTTTCCCTGAACTAGTTCATCTATTGTCAGAATGAAATTTTCAAAAATAATCACAGACTATAAAGATAATTTAGATGTTGAGCTTATGCTTAGTAACGTCTGTAATTACAAATGTACCTATTGCTTTCCAGGTTCGAATGAAGGTGACCTTCGCTGGCCTGATAAAAACTATGATACTGTTGTAGGTAACATAAAAGAACTGTTTCGCTTCTATCAAAAATATCACAATAAGAAAAAATTTCATGTAAAGGTTATGGGCGGCGAACCTACGGTATGGTCAAAACTTCCAGAATTTATTGCTGATATAAAAAGTATGTCAGACTCATTTGTGCGTATGTCTACAAATGCCAGCAGAACTATGCGCTATTGGAAACAACATTCTGATAAGTTTGATCAAATTATGATTTCAGTACATAATCAATTTGCTGATATGGATCATATTATCGAAGTTGCTAATCATATATATAGCACAGGAAAAACTAATTTGTATGTTGGTGTGTTAATGGATCCTGACAATTGGGAGTTATCAGTTAACAATTTTGAATATCTAATGGCCAACAGCAAAGAATGGCACCTAGCAGTTGCACCTGTTCATTTTGATGGACTCACTAGGTATACTCAAGAACAGTTAATATACCTAAACAACGCACCGAAAAGAAAACATAAACAGCCTATTGATTTTTACACAGGACTAACTGCTCCTTTGTTTTTAGATCACAATGGTAATAAAGTTGATACTGATCAACATAAAATAATAGTAAACAAAGAGAATCAATTCAAAGGTTATAGATGCAATATTGGGTTAGACAGAATATTCGTTTATGGTAATGGAGAAATAAAAGGATCTTGTGGTCAAAAGTTTTTTCCTAATAACTTAAATTTGTATTCAAATAATTTTATTGATAACTTGATAACGGAGCCACTGAGTCCTAGTATTTGTGAACAAACAGCTTGTTCGTGTAGTTCAGAGGTTGTACTGACAAAGGTAAAAGAAGTTTATGAAAATTGAACTAGAAGATGTGATGTTCTGGATGGATGCTATTCGTAATAGCGAAGACAGGTATCGTACACTTGAAAGTTTCTGGAAAGGACAGTTACGAAGTAAAGCATGGTTAGTTCAAGAACTAGAAGAGTCGGCATTACCTAGTAAAAATAAAATCGTAATACACGGAGGATGGAATGGTGTACTTGCTAGTTTGTTGTTTAATAGTAACATAAACATAGATCATATTACATCTATAGATATTGATCCTGAATGTGAAAAGATAGCAAATACTATAAACAAACGACAAGAGATAGAAGGAAGGTTTAAAGCAGTAACAGCAGATATGTGCGATTATATCTATGATGCTGATATTGTTATTAATACAAGTTGCGAACACATAACGCAGCAACAATATGAAGCATGGTTGAATAATGTTCCTCAACTAGCAACAATTGTATTGCAAAGTAATAACTATTCAGAATTAGAAGAACATATTAGATGTGCATCTGGTATTGAAAATTTTACACATCAGTCACAAATTAAACCTTTTTATAGAGGAACTTTTCCTACAGAAAAATATGACCGTTATATGATAATAGGAAAAAAGAAATAATTATTTCAGATAGGTAACTTTTATATCTTCTTTAGGTAAAGCAGGAAACATAAAAGATTCATCTACATGATGTATTCTACGATTTCTAGTTTCGTCTTTAAAACCAATTCCCATAATAAGCAATACATCATCTTTGAGCTCTAAAATTTTTCTTACTTCTTCGTTGTCAAAACAAGCACAGCACCCTGTATTATAACCGAGTATGGATGAAAGGAGATTAGTATACCCTGCTGCAACTCCAGCTGCCATTTGTTGGTCTCTGAGTAAAGAAGCATCAGTTGTTCCGCCAGAGCGTCTTAGTTCTTGATCTTCGCTATCGTGAGCACTGAACACTAACACAAGATTTGCCAAAACTTGGCTGTTGGTCATTTCACGACCTTTGTAAGAAAAGCCAGTTGTTGTTGAATAGATTTTTTCAATAATATCTCTATTTGTAATTGCGTGTAAATTGTAAAAAGATACGTTTTGTTTACTAGGACAATTTGAAGCCGCATAAACAATTAAGTCAATATCGTCTTGTGGAATTTGTTTTGAAAGATCCCAATTTCGTTGACAGTGTTGGCTTCTTATAATTGCTTTTTTAATATCGTTGTGTTCAATAATCATAGTAATCTCCAATTCTTACAGTATACATATTTAGCGCAAATAAATATCTTAGATGTTTAAATTCAGCAATTTACAGTCATTACACATGGAATTAAGCACACGTTGCCAAGCAGCGTGTCCTATGTGCGGAAGAAATAATCATGGTGGATTACCTAATCCTAATCTACTGCTAGACGATATGAGTCTAGATCTGTTTAAAAAAATAGTAAACAAAGATGTTTTACAGCAAGTCGGACATTACTGTTTCTGCGGTAATTACGGTGATCCTATGATCAATAATGATTTGCCTGATATTTGTGAATATATTAAAAACGGAAAAGCTGAAGCGCAGGTACACGTTCATACTAACGGTGGTGCAAGAACTCCTGATTGGTGGAGAAAACTAAGACACAGTCTACCAGAGAAGCATTGTGTTTTCTTTGCAATAGATGGATTAGAAGATACACATTCACTATATAGAATTAATACACAATACGAAAAAGTAATTGAGAACGCCAAAGCATTTATTGATGAAGGTGGAACAGCTGAATGGGTTTTTATTAAATTCAAACACAATTCACATCAAGTCGAAGAAGCGGAACGAAGAAGCAAAGAACTAGGCTTTACTAGATTTACAATGAAGAACACTATTAGATTTACTGGTGAAGAAAAGTTCAGTGTTGTTAATAGCAAAGGAAATCATTTGTATTATTTAGAGCCGCCTGAAGACAATCAAGTAACTCCGATTTCTTTAGATACTATAGATGACTTTAGTAAAAACTATCATAGTTATTCAATTGACTGTTATGCAAAAAAACATAAAGAAGTCTACATTGATGTTCATGGTAAACTATTTCCTTGTTGCTTCTTAGCACAAGGTCCTTACTTAAATCCTAATGATCGTCCTTTGATATCTAACCTTAAAGAAGATATTAAAAAACAACATCAATCTTTAGTTAATGATTTAGGTGGAGAAGATGGAATTGATCTAAGCAAACGTACACTAAAAGAAGCAGTGTCAGATGAAAGATTTCAAACTGTTTGGAAAAAATATTGGGGTGAAGATAAGTTATTGATGTGTGCTAAAACTTGCGGAAAGCATAACGTATCTAAACCTAAAGAACAAATTATTAAAAACGTTATTCATAAAGTTTAGCCTAAACAAATTACCAGGTGTATCCTTGGTTCTCTACTTCCGTTATATACAAAGTGTTCTCGTGTTGTATCTACTCTATAAAAGAATCCGTCAGCAGGAAGATTATAACAAACAGCTCTATGTGGTCCTTCAACAGTTTCACCAAACAAACAATTCTTGTTTGTCTTAAGAACATAGTGATATCTGATCTCCATATCAGTATGTATTGTCAGTCCTTGCTTTTCAGGAAGTAACATATATCTCGCTCTACCTAATGTAAAGTTTTCTTCCTTCGCTAATTTTTCAATTGCGCTTCGAGTATAATCCCCTAGTAGATCATTCCATTCAGTAAAGTCAGTTTCTTTCGCAACAGTTTGCATAAACAGACTTCCAACATTGTCTAGACACTGATCTTCTGCATTAGGTCTATGATTAAGTCCTATTTGATTTGATGAAAGAGTTTTCCCTTCGTACATTTTGCGAGGCCATCCAACCTGATTTATAATTGCTTCCATGTCTGAAAGCATTTGATTTAGATCAGCGGTAACATTTGTTTTTTCAATAAAGTCTTTCATAATAACTGTTCTTTCAATATACTTAGTGCAGACGGCATTATAGATAAAAACAGTTGATACGCCACTCCTTCTTTAAGATATCCGTTGTGTACAATACTGGTATCTATAATATAAACAACACCTTCTTCAATATTTTCAAAAGGTGTTATTTCTTTAGTTTCTTTATTGTAGAAACCTACTTCAACATCACTGTTAGTAGTTGCCCATAATCGTAACCACGGACAAGGTATAACGTTGTCAATGTGAGGTGTGAATCCTGCTCCTCCTTGCCATTTTAAAATATTAGATCTACTCCAATGACCGTCAAATATCCTTAGACATTTTAATGATTCTAAATCCATAACTTCAGTAGGCGTTGTACAATCAGATTCTATTATAGGGTGTTCCTGATTTATACTGTTCCACTCATAAAGAGATCCGTTTATAGGATCCTTATTGCCTTTTAATTTACCGTCTTGGTTTACAAGTGCTAGTCCGTATCTTGGTTGTTCAGAATTATGTTTGCCCCATTGTACGAACTCTGTTTGATATTTTTCTATTTCAGATACAAATTCAAATACATTAATCTTAAGTTTTGTTTTTGTTAAAGGTTGAGGATGCAATAGTTTATAATCATCTTCGTAAACATAATCTTTTAACTGATTGAATTTCTTTTCAAGAGCAGGGGTACTTGTAAAAACTTTTAGCGTATCTTGTATAATTTTATCAGCGTCAATCATTTTTTATATTTTAGTCTTTTTACAATATCTTCATAAGATTCGTTAAAGATGCTTATCTTAAATAGAACTCTTTCTACTGGACCGTTGGTTACAGAATGTAGAACTGATGTATTAAGTAATGCACTTCTGTAATAAAAATTTTCTCCTAGCACTGTTACTGGTGCTGGATCTTCACTTAATACAAAATTCAATGAGCAAGTGGTTGTGTTGTCTACGTGTTCAGGTAAATGCAGATTTGCACCAAGCCAATAGAACCTAGGTCTTCCATCAACTTCAAAGTCTTCTATAATGCTTTCTATATAAGGACTAGTGTATTTGCTTATTCTCCAACCTGGAGAGCTTTTTCCAGGCCATCTATCATCTGTATAAGCTACAGCAGTTTTTTCTGCTTCCTTACAGTCGACCATAATTTTTTCATAGTCTAACGGATAATCAATATGAATTAAGTTATTCATTGTATATCCTCTAACTTAACTTTGCCGTCAAATACTTCTGCTAGATTTATATAATAATCAAAGTTTTTACTTGGCGATATTAAGTTTAATAACCCAGGTCTGTTACGTCTTATTAATTCTTTACTGACACTGGCTTCTAGTAATTGACCTAGCATTGCTTCGTGTGATAAGTTAAGTATTGTGTCTAAAAGATCAATGTCATCTAATGGTGAGAAGAAAAATGTATTTCCGAGATGCCAATGTTGATAGTCAGTTCTAAATACATTTAGTAAAAATGTTTTAAGACTTTTTAGATCATTAAATTCATAATCTTTATATTGTTTATATGTTTGCAAACAACTAGGCTTAAGAATATGCTTACTCATATAATAGTCATTCTTACGACACAGATCTACTAAATCTATCTTATGGTGTTTAAGTATCAGAAAAGATTGCAAAGGATCTCTCAGCAACATTTCGTCGCCATGCCCACCTGTAAGTAACACACTCTTTTCTTTATAGTGTTGTACAGTTTGATATGCCCAGAATGTTTGTTGTAAGTATGTTCTATGATGACAAAGGAAATGATCCATATCAGCGTGTTCGCCCGGAACCAATTCAAATGCAATATTGTTTTTAAGCAGATATGAAATTAGTAAAAGTGAGTCAACACCTGTGGGATAAACTTTAATTTTTCCTGCATTGAAATTTTTAATTTTCTCATCAATTTTTTTATCTAACAAATCAATAATTTCATCATCAGTTAAATTTAATTCTGTGTGTTCGATATCTTTAGATGGTATTACATTTATTTTGTCAGTTATAATAACTTTACCATCGACTACATTATCATTTTTATAGAGATTCGAAACCCTATCTTCTTCTATAAACAAAGGAAATTTTTGTTTGTTTCCTGTAATGATTTCGATTTGATTGTCGTTGAAATTTAGTATGCAGAATGTACCAGCACTGTTTCTGTATTGAGCAACTTCGCTGATATGATTGATTTCTAAAAAACCGTGCGGGGTGATTCCTTTGTACAGGATGTTGTCGATACAAGACCACCCATTGTCATAATCAATGTAAAAATTATTCTTTTCTAAATGATTAGGAAATGTCTGATCTAACTTTTTTGAAATAGAAAAAAACATATATCACTTCTCGCACTAATACTTATTTTAAAGTAAAGAGCGTTTAATTAGAAGTGATTAGTTTAGATCTACCCAACTGTATCCATTCCAGCCCTGGAATTTAGTTCCAGTTTGATTGAAAATAATCATTCCTTCTGCAGGAGTTGGAATAGCAGTATTACGTGCTGTATCGTTAGCATATACACCAGTTTGGAAAACTGGAGCAACAGTAGTACCATCTGCTTTAACCTGTAAGTATCTTCCGTTTACAGCATCTAGATTATTAATACTACCTAAGTAAATATCTGTGTCGAGGTTAGCATCGCCTGGAGTAATTGATGCATCATTAATAGCAAAGAACAAACCACCTGCATCAGCATAATCAGATCCATTCCAACCTCTAGTACTGATCTGTCCAACAATGTCACCATCTGCCATAATTGTTTTTGCAGCGTAGGTTCCGTTATGTGCTTCAAATCTAAGTGTTGGATATGCAGCAGATCCAATATCTGTATCAGATTGAATCGTTAATGAGTTTGCCTGAAGTTCTAAACTTTCAAACAATGGATCGATAATACTTACAACGTTGTCAGCAAATCTAAGAACTCCGTTCTGTATTGCTCCTGTGATACCATCAACTAATAATGATGAATCGTCTCCAAATACAGATCCTGTAATATCACCTACAAATGTTCCTGTTAAAGTATTTGTGCTTGAGTTAACAATAATAGTACTATCATCGCCAACAATGTCAACGTTAAGTGATTGTCCTGCGCCAGCACCACCAATAGGTCCACCGTCAATAGTTGAACCAGCTGGTAAGTTAACTCCGCCTGATGAGTTCTGACTAATAAGTGCAGAACCTAAGTGAATAGTTGAGCCGCTTAAGAAAAGATCTTTAAATCTTGCACCCGCACTACCAATATCATATGCTTCGTTGCTGTCAGGAATTACGTCTGAATTGATAGTTCCGTTTAGATTTATTTTGCCATCTACTGCATCAACCATAATAGTTGAATCATCTGCTACAATTGAGCCTTTAAAGTTGCCTGTGATTGCATCAGCTGTTACGCTTCCTGTGATACTAATGTTGCCAGTTCCAGTAATATCATAACCGTTCATACTTACGTTTTGACGTAATTGATCGAGTTCAACAGTAGCGTTTATCTGTCCTGCTGCATCGTTGTATAAAAAACTAATTCCGTTGTGTGTGCTTGATTGAAAAACAGCACCAATTGTATCTTGTGCATCTTCTGCATTAAAACCCGTAACGGGTACTAAATCTCTTGCAAGTGTAGCGCCGTCGCCGATGTATAGCTTTTGGTCATCCGTGATCCAAACAAGCTCGCCGTCTTGCGGGGGTGCTGCAAGAACTAGACGTTCAGCGTTCGTGCCTCTTCTAATCTGTAGTGACATATGTATTAACTCCTGGCAACATTTTGTTCTTATGTAAGTATATTTATGCCAAGACAGACATTAATGTGATTCTATTAGGACAAAACGTCAACGTCTGCGGCTATAATGTACCTATATTTCTCGCTTTGAGGAATGCCCGGACGGTGCCAAAGCGAACTTGGATATACTAACCAACTAAAATTAGCAGGTTTTACAAAGAATTTACCTTCGTTTTCAGGACCGTTAGGAGCAAATTCTGTTCCACAAGTACTTAAATCATGCACATCATCAGGTATATGCAAGTACCAAATACCGCTCATAGATAACGGTGTTGGCTTGTGCTGATGATTATGCCATAGGTTGCTTCTTTCTTCAGCAGTTTTAGAACTTGTCATAAAACTCCAAGCCTGCATATTACCTACTTTTACTTCTTTTCCGAAATACATGAAAACACTAAAAAGAAAACTCATTCTAAATTTTAACCATACTTCTTCTGGTCTAGCAAACAAGTTTTCTTTAGTTTGATATTTAGGACTATTTTCCCAGTAATTTCCTGAATCAATTATATTTGTAATAATTTCAATCGCACTATTAGAATCTTGTTCTGTTATTAAAGAACTAAAATCATATTTTTTAATAGTATCCGATTGTTCTATTATCATTAATTACTCCACAGATGTACTGAGTATCCTTTTCCGTTAGTATCCCCGCCGTTGTTGTCTACTTCTTTTCCGTCGTATTGAATACTAGTAACTACGTCTTCTCCGTTAGGAAATTCGTCAATAATAATTTTAAGTTTTTTAGGATCAAAGTCTCCGGTAGTTTCAATTATTCCGTCGAAAAATGTTCCTTTTTCAGCACTATAAAATTGACATACATACTTACCTTGATCTTTAAAATAATCTTCTTCGCCGCTTTGTACTATTTCAAGTTCATAGTTTGATGCTTCATCAATTCTATTTGTATAGTCAGAAAGCTCTTCACCTTCTACTAAACTGTTAATAGTTTTAGAGCTATATTCTACACCATCTAATTCGTCAATTTCAATACGTGTTGAATCATAAGGTGCACCGTATTGATGTGCATATTCATTATGATGCTCGTACCAAGGACGATAATCACCCTCAGGGTCTTTCATGAAGTTTGCATTGTCGGGAACAGTTTCGATGTTTTCAAATTCCCAATCTTGATCCTCAGCATTAACCATATATGTAACAAGATCACTATCGCCATGCTCATCAAAAACAGGTTTCCAAAAATTAAATGCATCTTCACTTAAATTAATATAAGCTGATTCTCCACCGTAACCATAAAGTGTAATACGATAGTATCTAGGTCCTTTTAATTTATCTACTAGGTCTTGTTTTTCTTCTGTTGTAGCCATTGCATATCCTTTCAATAAGTGGAGCGGATGAGGGGAATCGAACCCCTAGCATCAGCTTGGAAGGCTGAGGTATTACCACTATACGACATCCGCAAATTATTCAACAATATTTTCCTTTATCTTCTTTAATATAATACTTCTCATTCTTGATTCTTTAAATCTTTTATATCTATCTGCTAATGGAACCCATGGTTCCCAACTAGTACTAGTTGAACAGGCTACTGAATATCTTCTAAGTTCAGCATCCATCTTGAACCGTGTTAATTTAATTTGTTCATCAGTATCGAAAGTAAAGTATACTAAAGGTTCGTCTTTTTCTATAGAAAGTTCTTTAACTCCAGGCAATAACATAAATTCAATGTTAACCGCTCTGAACCATTTACCAATATCATATCTGCCTGGAACTACTGTAGCATATTTCATATAACCAGGAACTTCAAACCAAGGACTGGTCATTGTTGCTGTTATAGGATGATCGCAAAACAGAATAGGTGTTAGACTATATTCTAATAGAAATCTATCTTTTATGTTTGCAGGCCTAACTACATTAGCAGCCATACCTGTTTTAATTTCAGATCTAAATTTACCTTCGTTATCAAAAGTATATTTGCTCGATAACGGATTTTTAAATTCTATTGTATTTTTAGTTAAGTTTTTAAAAGCAGGACAGTAAAACATACTGTCAAATTTATCTATATCAGTTTTATTTTTTATCTGCTTGTCAAAGAGATTAGTGGGCTCTGCATAGAGCATATTCCAGTCTATGTCACTAGCTTCATAGTTAGGAGCCCAAAAAACTTCAATCATTGAATCACAAGATTCCTTCGTCAGTGAGCACCTTTACAGTATCCTCACTTAAAGGAATCTCAGTCTTAACGTTAAGATCAAGATTCTCATCATTGATCTTTTGTTTTTGTTTCTTGAGACTTTTAATCTCAGCTTTGGCCTGATCAATTTGATTCTGACCAATAACCGAAGTTGATACGGACTCGTTACGACCGTAGTAATCTGAATCGGAAGATCGATTCTTGATCTTTTCTAATCGACCATTGATGATCGAAATATCAAGAGCTGGCTTGCAATTAGCAAGTTGACCCAACTGCTGAATACGCTTTTCAATAAAAGCGGCTTTAGCAAGGTTAGTGGAGATTCCACACCCTGCATTTGCAGTTGCAACCAAGGCACGGATATTGTAAAATGCTTGAAGCAATCTCTGCTTCCTAGTGTCGTTAGCGATCAATAGATCGTTAGCGGCCTGCAATTCTTTTGCAGGGTCTTGAAATTCGTTGATTTCAATTGAATGACTTGATTCAATTGAGTTAATAGTATCTTGGATACTATTTTGGATAGCGTTAGCTTTTCGTAGGTTGATATTCATATTCGGCCTCCTCTTGTTGTTTTGCCTGTTCTTCTGCTATTTGTTCTGCACTCTTAAGATTACCTTCAAAATGATCTTTAGTGTATAGACCTTCTTCGATTTCTTGTAATGCTAATACTGTTGATTTTTTACTTTCTGATTTTACCAAAGGTGCAGATCCATTTTGTATTTCTCTTGCTCTTTTTGCTGCCATCATTATTAGTTCGTGTTGTCCACCTTCTACTTTTTTAAGTGCTTCTTCTACAAATACTCTTGCCATATATCAATGCCTTTCCTACATAACGGTTTGGTAAAAGGTCAAGTAATGGATTGAACAAAGTTCAACGGCCATTTTAAGACCTCTCTTGCAATCTACACATACTCAATATGCATAAACTGTTAATTCCCGACTAACAATAAACAAGTATAACTAGGTCGGAGCACACAGTAATTCGCTTTATCAGAGCGTTCTGTATGGAGATATAGATTACTCTATACCAAATCCACCCTCGTCTACCCTTTACCTCGCCGGCTGTTTTGGAATACAAGTATTCCTAAACAACAAAACTAATATAGCATTATTAAACGGATTTGTCAACACTTTCTTTGACCATTTTGGACATCAATCTTACATCCCATGCCAAAATAGTTCTTTCACCGTGACCTCTCCATGGATAAACTGTATGAGGAATATGGCTAGGAAATATAACCATTTTCATTACTTCGGGCTTAAAACGCCACTGATCTGTAAACACAAAATGGGCAGGGTTTCTAATTGCTGGAAAACGGAACTCAATATTAGCATCACTTGGTTTTGAATCATGTTCTAGATAAGGAACATCAATATAGATATTTCCGCTAATGTGTGCTTCGTGATTGTGTAGTGCTTGATAATCACCTTGCTTTTGCTTTATAGTCCATGCGCTGGTCAGTGTGGGTACAAAACCATTTAAATCATTTACGCCACTAACTTTAGCCATGTTATCTATGTACGCTTGGCAACGTTCTTCAATGTATGCTTTTAAAACATCTGTATTAAGTTTAAATTGATTTGGAACTAGATGTATTTGTTGTCCACCTCTAATACTAATAGCTGGATTACCTTCGTCATCAAATTGTGGATTCTTGTGAGCTTCATCTACCATTCCTTGTAATTGTGTGAAAACATCTGCTGGAACATCATCAACTGCAATTACTGTAGGATTAAAATATGCAAATTTCATTATAACTCCAATCTTGTTAGTGCATTACTATTCAAAGGACCTCTGACAAAGGTATTGAAACTTAAAGTGATACGTGGATTATCACCTTGATATTCTTCAACTAGGTGTTCTACGTTACTAGGAAAAATTAACATATCTCCTACCTTAGGAGCAAATTGCCAACTTCTACTATTGTATATGTTAGGGTTTGCTATTTCATATTCAATTGTATCATATTGACTGGTAATAAAAGTTGTATTACCACTTCCTTCGTCTCCACCTAAATAAACTATAGAGCTGTACAAACTATTTGGGTGCCAGTGTCTATGATGGCTCTCACCTTTTATAGTTTTATTAAACCAACTTTCTGTTATATAGATTTCGATATCATTCTTAGCACCCATGGCTCCGTAAAAAAATTCAAACAGTTCGGCACTAATTGCTTTTAATAAAGGCTTGTGTTCTTCTGCTGATAATACGTCTTGGGTTTGACTAATACTGTTCTTATAGTTTCTAGCCCATTTAATGCTCTCTGGATCAAACGAACTAACGTCAATGCTAGTTTTGAAAATCGGTTTTGAAAATAAAGGGTATATTTCTCTTTCCATGGAAATATTTATAGGCAGCGTATTTCTACGCTGCCTATTGTGATTTACTTCTTGTCTACTTCTTCGTATTCAGCATCAACAATATCTTCTTCTTTATTGTCTTGCTGATTTGAATTTTCGGAAGTTGTTTGTTGTTCTGCCTGCTGTGCTTTGTAGATTTCTTCACCTAACTTTTGAGCTGCTTTTGCAAGAGCTTCAATTTTAGAATTAATGTCATCTACATTGTCACCTTTGGCCGCTTCAACAAGTTCATCTTTAGCTTTTGAAATACTGTCTTTAGTTTCAGCATCAATCTTGTCTCCGTATTCATCTAAACTCTTAGTTGTAGAATGAACTAAAGACTCGGCTTGATTTTTAGCATCCACTAATGCACGTTTCTTTTGATCAGATTCTTTATTAGCTTCAGCGTCTTTAATCATTGCTTCAATTTCAGCTTCACTTAAACCGCCATCTGATTTAATAGTAATCTTTTGTTCTTTGCCAGTGCCTTTATCTTTAGCACTAACATTAACAATACCATTAGCATCAATATCAAATGTTACTTCGATCTGTGGCATACCTTTAGGAGCAGGTGCAATACCTTCTAAGTTAAACACACCCAACTGCTTGTTATCGTTTGCCATTTCACGTTCACCTTGAAGTACTCTAATTGTAACAGCACTTTGGTTATCATCTGCTGTTGAAAACACCTGTGACTTCTTAGTCGGAATCGTAGTGTTCTTTTCAATCAGTTTAGTATTAACTCCGCCTAGTGTTTCAATACCAAGTGATAAAGGTGTAACATCAAGTAGTAATACATCAGTTACATCTCCACTTAATACACCAGCCTGAATAGCAGCACCCAGTGCAACAACTTCATCTGGGTTAACACTCTTATTCGGTTCTCTACCAAAGAAGTTTTTAACTGTTTCTTGTACTTTAGGCATACGTGTTTGACCACCAACTAAGATAACATCTGTGATATCACTTTTGCTGATGCCAGCATCTTTAATTGCCTGTTCGCATGGTTTGATTGAGCGTTGAATTAAATCATCAACTAAACTTTCAAACTTAGCACGAGTTAATTTAACATTGAGGTGTTTAGGTCCTGAAGAGTCTGCTGTAATAAACGGTAAACTGATATCAGTTTGTGTTGTACTTGATAGTTCAATCTTTGCTTTTTCAGCAGCTTCACGAACACGCTGTAATGCTAAGTTGTCTTTAGAAACATCAATTCCGTCTGATTTTCTAAACTCGTCGATAATATATTGTGTAAGTGTCGAGTCAAAGTCTTCACCACCTAGTGCTGTATCACCATTGGTTGCTTTTACTTCAAACACACCGTCACCTAGTTCAAGTATAGATACATCAAATGTACCACCACCTAAGTCATACACTGCAACAATACCTGTTGATTTTTTATCTAGTCCGTAAGCAAGAGCAGCAGCGGTAGGCTCGTTTACAATACGTAAAACTTCTAAGCCTGCAATTTTACCTGCGTCTTTTGTTGCTTGTCTTTGTGCATCGTTGAAGTATGCTGGAACAGTGATAACTGCTTTGTCTACAGTTTCACCTGTATACTTCTCAGCAGTTTCTTTCATTTTCTGTAAAACAAAAGCTGAAATCTGTTGTGGTGAGTAATCCTTACCGTCAGCTTCAACCCAAGCGTCTCCGCTTTTTGCCTTTACAATTTTGTAAGGTAATGTTTTCTTATCGTGTTGAACTTCTTTAGAATCATATGTTCTACCAATAAGTCTTTTTGCAGCGTAGATTGTGTTCTTGGCGTTTGTGACCTGCTGACGTTTTGCTGTAACTCCAACTAGTTGTTCTTCGCCATTAAATGCAACAATAGAAGGTGTAGTTCTGTTACCTTCAGCATTTTCAATTACTTGTGGACTTTTGCCGCTTAGAATAGCGACACATGAATTTGTGGTACCCAAATCGATACCGATTACTTTGCTCATAGTTTTCTCCTTATTAAGCGAGTTTATATTGGACCTTTTCAGCGTCCATTATTATTTATCATATATTATATGTATGTATTCTTTTAAAAAATACAAGTGTTTTTGGCTAAAAAAATTAATATTTTTTCCAAACCCAACATTTATCAAAAGAACTTAATGTTGAATCAATATTATTGTTTTCTCTAAAGTCGTTTACAGCTCTTTTGATTACGCTTACGTGCCAGTCATGGCCAGCAAACAATCCGCCTTGTTTAACTTTAGGATACCAATTTTTAATATCGTTTACAGCCTGTTCGTATGAAAGGAATGTATCAATAAAAATAAAGTCTAAACTATTGTCTTCAAACTCTTGTAATGCTTCGTTGCTGTCTTTTTCGTGTATAACAGCCTTGTTTTGATATCCGCTATACTTTATAGTATGCAGTGCTTGAAACTTGATATATTCGATTTCTTTTTGATCCATTTCATAAGCCCAAGACTTATCATCATATGGATCTTTCAAATAATCTTTGTATGGTTTCCAAGAATCGACACCATGAAGAGTTTTGATATTTGGACAGTTTTGTAAAACTGTACAGAAACTAACTCCACGGAATACTCCTAGTTCTAACCCTACTAGATTCTTACCTTGCAAATTTATACAATGAATAAGACTTTTGATATCCGCCGGAGCATCTGTGAAATCGTAACTTGTAATATCTTTAAACTCTTGCATAGTATCAATGGTGCCGGCTGAGAGACTCGAACTCCCGACCTGAGGTTTACAAAACCCCTGCTCTACCAACTGAGCTAAGCCGGCGCTAACATATATATCTTATTTGCCTTGGCCTCTATATTTTTTAAAACATCTCTTTTTGGATTTATTCATACTTGCCATTTTAGGCCTTGCGCCTCCGATAGAAGTACGCTTATGAATTCTTGTGTGTGTTGATAAACCTACTGTTCCTTTTGCCATTTTGATAAATCCTCTTTGGTATTAATTTCAATTCCGTTGAACTCTACTTCAACAATTCCTATTGTAACATCATTCTGTATCCAGCGCAACTGTTCTAACTTCTCAACTTCTTCTTCTGGATAAATTTTTAATTTGTGATAAATTTCAAGACTGCTATTTTTATAACCATATATTCCTAGATGATGATCACCGTACCCTGTAATACCTCTGCCAAACCATTTAGCAGTTTTGCCATTATGAACAATCTTAACAGTGTTAGGGTCGTTTTGTAATTGCTCAGGCATTTTAGTGTAAGCGGTTGCAACGCTGTATTCGTTTAGTTTATCTTCTACTTCTAAAATAATCTCTTTGGTAATGTCAGGCATATCACCTTGTACATTAATATAGTTTTGATAATTTATGAATTGTGATCCTAGATAACATCTTGCTGTTCCGTTTTCAGCATCACCAACTAACAGTGTGTTTTCTTTTCCTATAATTTCTTTTATTTCTTCATCAGGTGTAACAACATAAGTTGATAGTCCTGATTCTAAACATCTTTCGTATACGTGCTTGATTAAAGGAACACCATTAAGTTCAGCTAACATCTTGTTAGGAAATCTAGTGCTGGCTAATCTAGCAGGTATTAGTATTGCAGTATTCATAGACCTATTAATCCCCATCCGTGATTTTGTATTGCATTTAAGATAATAGCAATGCAAGTAAGAATGTGCAACACCACCCAAACACTACGAATGATTGCAACTCTGTCAGCTTTATTGTCATCTTCATATGCTTTACTCCCTATGGATTTGCACCAGTATTCCCATAACTGTTGTATCATGAAATATTTATAATGTCCTATAATGTTAACTCTTATAATTGAAAAATGGTAGCAGTGCCCGGATTCGAACCGAGATTAGCCAATTATCTGTTGCTACGGAGTATAAACCCGCTGTTTTACCGTTAAACTACACTGCCATTAACTTGGAGTGGATGACAGGACTTGAACCTGCATGAAACGGATTTGCAATCCGCGGCCTAACCATTCGGCGACACATCCACACAACTTGGCGGAGAGTGTGGGATTCGAACCCACGAAAGGTATGACCCTTTAACGGTTTAGTAGACCGCCGCCTTCAGCCACTCGGCCAACTCTCCTATATTTGGCACAGGAACAAGGATTCGAACCTCAACCTCCGGTTTTGGAGACCGTCATGCTACCGTTAACACCATTCCTGCAATGTATTGTGTATTACTCCTGACCAGGAGCGTATTGATTTATAAGTATGTTCTTTCCTATCTCGAACAGGCCTACACCAACTGCTACATCACCTACGTAACAGTGTATCTGGCAATCGCCATCGTTGTCAAGACTTGTAGCGGTAAATTCTAAAATTTCACCTGCTTCAATTTTTTCTCGCATATGCTCTAGTATATCGAGCATTTCCTTTTTTCTCTTTTCATTTAGGTTAACAACGTCGGTTGCCAATGCATCGGCTTTCTTACCTAACACATCGTTTATGTTAATAACCTTCATGTCTTTATCCTTTCTATCATCTGACATATTATAATACATGATCCGCTAGGTTCATGTCAACCATTTGTTTTGCTGTAAAGTATTGATCAGTTGGCGAGTTAAGTTTCTTTCTTACTTCTGCTAGACTCATTTCACTAGCATCTCTAATTATTGTTAATGCTCTAGTTTCGCAATTCACATTCTCAGTCATTGCTGCTTTGATATCATGCATCTTCTGTTCAGCTGATTCACTGCTGTGTTGATGATTCATAATACCTGTATTCTTTCCTAAATATCGATGACCTTTTTGACCCGATACAAAGATCAAAAATGCCGCACTCATGATTGCCCCAATTCCTATTGTAGAAATAGTATGGTGGCTAGTTTTCATTACATCTATGAGAGCAAATGCTTCGTATAGATCCCCACCATAAGAGTTAACATACAGTTGTAGTTTTCTCTTAGGTTTCTTTGATAAATTGGCAGACACAATCCATTTGATTGCTTCGGCTATATTTTCATTACAAATATCACCATGAAGATAGTGGATATCACTATCTAGTAGACTCTTATCAATCGAGTCTTGCGCTGTCCAGTTGTCGTATTTTGTAGGCATAAGTTTATTTTACCTGTATTTACCCTGTTTGTCAAGCCATCTCTGAAACTATATTTTTCAATATAAATGTACTAAATTTAAGTTGAAACATTACAGCATCTCTACTACTGTGAAAAAACCAATTTGCACCACGATTGTAAAATTTGGATTTGCAATGTTCCAATGCCCAGCATAGTAAGTCACCTTCTGATGCTGATGAATCTACCTCTACTTTTGTCCAATTTACCACAATATTGTGTATTTTAGACTCTTGGCTGCTCATTGACAATTTTCCAGGTTGCGACGAATTGATTGCTATCTTGAAAGTTTCGTCTTACAATATTTACATAATTCTCATCGTGATGGTCTTCTAGTGTGAACGTGTATTCCTTGTGCTTACCGTTGAATTTGTCTACAACACCCAAAATTAACTTCTTCATACCACTACTCTTTTTAAGATTAAAACATAATATAACACACTATTATTCGTTTGTCAACGATAAATAATTATGGAGCGAACAATATGGACTTTTTATCTTTTGTAGCCGAAGTGGGCTTTCCGATCGCGGGAGCTATCGCAGCTGGCGTATTTGTATTTACAACCCTAAAATTCATACTGGCTTCTGTAACAGGTTCTGTACAGGGGCTTAAAAATATTATTTCAGCATTAGACAACCGAGTACAGACAATGAATAATGATCTAGTAAAGATTGATGCTTTGCTAAGTCATGTTGTTGGCGTGAAACCCAACATAGAAAGGCTTGCCGCAAACGAAGGCAAAGAAGACGCAAGGAGAGATTAATGATTTGGGTAGACTATGTAGTAGAACAAGCAGGACCTAACTTTAGGGTCAAGGGTGAATGGGAAGGCGAAGTCATGGGCAAGCAGAAAGACGGAACCGACAAGGGGTATTCTCTATATAAGCCGGGCGATCGTTTTATTGTAAACGAACATGGTTGGTTATGCAAGGTGGTAAGTGATGAATAAGTACACCGAATGGTATAACAATCAAAATGCTACCACAAAAGCATGGTTAGACAAGCAGGCAATATGGCACGACCGCGATATGGTCAAGGCAGTAATGTTTGGTAGTGTCTTAGGATTTATTATTGGAGCATTGGTGATATGACATCTGAATTAGCAGCGGCAATTAAAGATTTTGGTTTTCCTATTGTTGCTGCAATGGGTTTAGGTTACTTTGTTTATTATGTTTGGCAATGGGTAACAACTGAAATTAAACCAGTGGTAGGCGAAGCAAGTTCAACACTTATTAAATTAGTTGATCGAATTCGTATGCTTGACAATGATATGATTAGATTAAACACAAAATTAGCAATGGTGTTAGAATATTATCAACAGAAAGGTATGAACACTGATAAAGATTTAGAAGAAATTATTTCAAAGTATACATCTCAAAGTAAGTCATTCGATCAGTCAAAAAAATAATCCGTCAGAGAAAGGAGCGATTCAATGAAGGAAAATCTAGTAGCAGTAGGTCTACTCATCGCGGCGGTGGTGTCGTGGGTATGGGTAACCACAGCAAAAGCAGAAGAAAATTTAAACAACAAAATGATAAAAGATTGTGTTCAGCATTACAGAACAGGATCAGATATTAACAGTGTTGACTGGACAAAAGCGAGTGCTTGTTATTCGCAATGGAAGGTTGGAGAAATGAAAAAGGAGTACGCAGAGTTGCGTGACTTCTTAAAACACAATCCACGTTATCGTTATCCAGGACAAAGCAATAACAAGTGTTGGGGTAAACCGAGAGTACAACCGTTTGAAAGTTCAGGCATTGAGTTCGATGGTGCGGGTGGATACCGTGCTTGGGTAAACTACAAGGATACTATACCAGCAGGTTGTTATGAAACAGCACCTTGGGATAACAGAGATGAAAAGTAGTTTAGTTTTTGTAGCCTTGCTTGGAGTATTTCTTATAGCTAATTATGATGCTTGGCAAGACCGTGTTGAATGGTTACGTGAGATAAATGGAGTGGTAGTAGTTGCCAACTAAATAGTTCGATGGATTTAGTAACTTTAGCATTGTTTTCTTTTCTTCTAACGTTAAAACACACTATTTGTGACTTAGCCGTACAGCGTCTTTATCCTTCTAATAAAACAATTTATTTTAGCAAAGATGCACACATACATTATTTTCATCACGGATTAGGAACTTTTCTTGCAGGATTAATGTTCAATGTGCCGTTTGCTTTTGTAATCGGAATAATTGATTACATTTTACATTGGCATATTGATTATACTAAAAGTATTATTAGACACAAATATAGTTGGACTATAACTGATGACGAGTATTGGGTATTGCAAACATTTGACCAAGCATTACACTTTGCTACGTATTATCTATTTTTAGTTATGGCTATTACTTTGTTGTAGCAATAAACACGCCGTTCCAGTCTTTAGGTAAGTCTTGGGTTTTCATATACTCACAGCGTTCTATCCACATATCATAATAGTTATTCATCTGTCCGTCAAATGCGCCTTTAGGATAAGAGCTCTTTAACCATTGACACATTTCAATTGCTTTGTCAAACTCTTGTGATCGATATACTTCGTGCATTTCGTTATGAACACTTTTAGATTTATTGTTTGCTTTTGAATCTTTAAGATCAAGTACTGTGTAAATTCTAATTCCTACACTTTTACCTTTAACAGCAAGTTCGTCTATTTTCAAGTAAAAGAAATCATCTTTAGTAGCATCGTAAGTAGTTTCACCTAC